GATTCTGTTCATTCTCATCCTCAAGACGCTACTCGGAGGATGACGCTCGACGGATACCTTGAGCGCAACTACGACGACCTCCTGCAAGCCGCATACCGGATAGCAGGCAAGGACGGTCCGGACCTGCTCCACGAGGTTATCCTACAGCTCTACCAAACGAAAGACGAAACCATCGACGGCCTGCTCGAAAGGAACCAGCTCAAGTATTGGGTCTTGCGGGTGATGGTCAACAACTACAACTCGAAGACCTCCCGCTACCACTACAAATGGAGGAAGGATCTCGAACGGAGAAGGAAGTTCGCTCACCACATTGTTGACTGGTGGGACGGGGACGGGGTAGCGGCACACCGCGACGAGCTCCTGACCCATATCGAGGAGCGCCTAGCCGACCTCCCTTGGTTCGATGCGGAGGTCTTTGCGATATATTTCGAGGACGGGCATACCCTCGATTCCTTCGCGGAGTCGACGGGCATCTCCCGCCACACCCTATACACCACCATCCGACGTGTCAGAAAACAACTCCAAGGGACTCGGCGACAAGATCGCGCAGTTCACGAAGGCGACGGGGATAGATAAAGCCGTCAAAGCCGTCGTGAAGGATTGCGGGTGCGAGGAACGCCGCGCGAAACTGAACGCCATCTTCCCCGGTAGGAACGTGGAGATGTCCGAGGCGGACGTAACGGCGTTCGAGGAGCTGCTCCCAGCCATCGAAAGCGGGAGGTTGAACCGCCACCAATCCCGCACTATGTACGATATTTTTAACCGCACCTTCAACGCCAACGAGAGGCCCTGCAACTGCACCGGAAAGAACAAGAGCATGGTCGAGAAACTTCAACGAGCCTATGAGTATACGTGTAAACCTTAAGACCTGGAGCGACTACCCCGACGCGGTATCCAACAACGCGAAGAAGGGCATCGAGCTAAATGAGAAGGTCGGCAATAAGTGCGCCACCCAGGTCGGGAAGGTCCGAGCGCAACAACTTGCGAAGGGTGAGCCTGTGTCATTCGATACTGTGCAGCGGATGTATTCCTACCTGTCCCGCGCGGAGGAATATTACGATGAGTCAGACCGGGAGGCGTGCGGCACGATTTCGTACTTACTTTGGGGTGGCCTTGCTGGGAAACGTTGGGCCGAAAGGATAATGCGCCAAGAAGGCAAACTATGAAAGCACCAATCGACACCATTAAGGAGAATCCGCACAACCCGCGGACCATTACCGAGGACAAATTCCGTAAGCTCGTAAAGAGCCTAAAGGAATTCCCGGAGATGTTAGAAGCGCGTCCCATCGTAGTCGACAAGGATAACATCGTCCTCGGGGGCAATATGAGATTGAAGGCAGCACGGGAGGCAGGTCTGACGGAGGTCCCTATATATCGTTCGGAATGGAGCGATGACAAATCTAGCGAGTTCATTATTAAGGACAACGTAGGATTTGGCGAATGGGATTGGGATCTCCTTGCTAATGAGTGGGATATGTACGAATTGGAGGATTGGGGCCTCAATTTCCCGCATCCCGAACCAATGGAATTGGATACGGTCGATGTGGAGCAAATGGATGTGCTTGATCCTGCCACAACCATAAAAATGGCTCTGACGGTTCCTAAATCAATTTTGGATGAAGTGCAGCGATTGGTTGACCAAATTATAGAGACCTACCCCACCGTTCGATGCCGCATAGAAGATTGAATGTGCTTATCTACCCCATGTGGAGTGTAGATAGCATAAATGCCGATAGCAATTACATTATCATCAAACAAATTTGCAATGAGCTAATACCCACTGGCCGATTCAATTTCTACTTGATCATGGACTCCAACCGCAAATACGTTCGTGATGATTTGAATAAAATGGTTAGGCTTATTGGATTGCCACAACCGCGTAGTAAAAAATTACAAGTTGCAGCATGGAACACGAATGCTTTGCGTCAAATTTTGGATCGTTTACCCATTGACATCGTTTGGAATAATGTGGTGGAACGAGGTCATCATTTCAAATGGTGGCAGGATACCCTTGAGGCATACGTGCGACCTATTGTGTTCAATTACCACCACTACGTTATTCATCGTAGTCTGAACCATGTTGCATATTACAATCCATGCCAACATATTCTGGCTGACCAATTAAGCGGATCCTTACAAGCGGACTGCAATTACTTCCATACCCAGCATTGTCGGGATATGCTATTTGAGGAAGCAGCCGATTGGTTACATCCAAAAAAGATTGATGATTTGGAATCCCGCACCATTTGTCATTTAGGTGGGTATTGTAACCCTATCGCATCGCAAGAAAAGTATGACAAATTCACCTTCGTCTACAACCACCGTATGGCAGGGTACAAAAATTGGCGCACCACATGGGAATTGTTTGACCAATTGCATGATGAAGACTTTGAATTTGAGGTTATTCTCACAGGTGGTGACAAAGGAGGGTTGACAAAAGCATCACGACCATACACCAAAATTCGAGCATTTACGACCCATGCAGATTATTTGCAAGAGTTGGCCCGATGCCATGCCAATGTAATTAATTCCCAGCACGAAACTTATTGCATCGCCATAGCTGAATCTATGATGTGTGATCAAGTTGTGGTGGCGCCCAATGCAGTAACTTTTCCTGAATTATTAGGGCAGGCTTATCCGTATTTATTCGATACTGTAGAGGCCCAATTAGAAATGTTGCGCCAAATTCTCACTAATGATGTCCGACAATACAATCATGATACAGATCGCTTGCTGGTGAGTAACCATGCCAAATACATTGGTGGCCTTTGGACAGGTTTATATGACAAAATGAAAGGCCACAAGAAAGTTTTGGAAGCGATACGCGATGATTCCAAACGCACACAAATTGCAGCTTTTATGGAGAAGCACACCAAATTCCGATTGGAAGCATTCGTGAAATTGATTCGCAAGCTCAATTTAGAAACCCAAGCCTTTCCAATCAGCAAAATCAAAATGCTTTTGGATGAGCAAGGATTCCAGCATAATTTTGCGACAGATATGTTTGAGAAGCGAACAAAAAAGTAAACTTTGATGGCGTTTTGGGGTACAATATGTATATATTTACCCTATGAAAACACACTTTGAGCATCTCGGATTCACACGAGATTATTACGTAGGAGATAAGTACATCGGCACTATTCCATGCGAATATGATGCCGACAGTTTGTTGGGATATGCTAGCCGACAGGATCTCATTGCCGAGACCGACATGCGTATTGGCAAAAGAAACATTCGCCGCGGAACATCTTATTGGACTATCGTCAATGAGACTTGTGGTAAATACATCGGTTCTGTTATTCGTGAGATTCAATCAGATCAAAATTCATTGAAAGCATGACCCTGGAATATGTAAAAATGCTCATTGAGGTAAGCGATGCTGATGGTGTCTATACGCTTCTCCAAGACGAGGGTTATGATGAATTGGCCGATTGGGTCGCAGAAACTTATTTCACATGAGCGAACGATACAACGGTTGGGCTAATTACGAGACGTGGCGGGTCAATCTCGAATATTTTGACGCAGATGATTGGGAACGGTTTGAGGATACCGTGCAAGACCTGTACGATGATTATGAACCGCCGATATGGGCTCCGCTGGAATCCCCGCAAGAAGGCCGGGAGCGAAGCATTCGCATTGAATTGGCGCAACATCTCAAGGATGAGGTGGAGCAATGGATTGAGTCTTACATGCCGGAGGATGCTTGCTATGACGTCATGAAAGGTTGGATTCACGCATTTATCGCCGATGTCCGATGGACGGAAATAGCTGCTCACGCTTTGGATGATATGAAAGAACGTATAGACATACCGGAGATAGCATGATGGGCGAATATGAATTTCATATCAGCGAGTATTACGTTCCTGCGCTCATCAATGATGATCGAACCTATCTCACGGATCAAGAAGAAGAATTATTAGATGCCTTTCTTGCAGACAACCCAAATTATTACGCGGTGGTCTACGAAAAAGAATGGCCGGAGCAACCAGTTCAATTTTTGGGTAAATGCGACGTGTGTAAGAAATTGGCGTGGGTATGGGAATTAACCAATGCATGAGACAAACCGACTACGCATACCGCGCCACTTTCTACGGCTATATCGGGGTGCTAGCAATCCTACTATATTTAGCCCTGCATGGCTGAAATCTACAAGGCAGTATTTACCTGCCCCGAATTGGACGAGAGAGAGGTGTGGTATGTATCCAGTAAGAAACACGCCGAGCTGATGATGAGGCGCCACATCTCCACCCCACGGACGAAAAAAAAGGCCATGAGGTATGTAAACACTACCTACAGCCTGAGCGTCACCCCCGTCTTTGAAAGTACCGGAGACGCCAGCTACGACCCCCGGCCATGACTGACAGCCTCGGACATACTAAAAAAGCGATGATCGAAGCCTTGGAAAAATCCCTCGGCATTGTCACGGCAGCGTGTAAGTTGGTCGGAATAAGCCGGGACACCCACTACCGATGGATGAAGGAAGACGCCGATTACAAATCGCAAGTCCATGAGTTGGGCGACGTGGCCTTAGACTTTGCCGAATCCCATCTGCACAAGCTGATCAAGGATGGCAACCCTGCGGCGACAATTTTCTACCTCAAGACCAAGGGCAAGGAGCGGGGGTATGTGGAGCGTCAGGAGATAGCCGTCGCGGAGAAGAAGCCGCTCTCGTGGTTCACCGATGACAACGCGGACGTAGCGTAAATTCACAACATGACTTGGAACACATTCGACATGCAGCCTGAACTCGAAGGCTTCTATTTGGTCTGCAAAGCCGACGAGCCGGAGGATGCTTCGTGGCATTCGGCCGTCATATTCTTCTGCATGAAGCATGACCCTCAAGGCATCTGGGAAATTGAGGATGCCGATTTCGATGGACCCCCGACACATTGGGCAAGGATTCCGGACGTTGCGTGAAGCAGCCCGCCACCTACTACCACGTCAAAGGGTGCGCCTCCCGCATCCAAGTACACCAGGGCGGAACCCGATCGGGGAAAACATACTCCATACTTCAGACTCTTGTAGAGCTGTGCCATGAAAATGAAAATGCGGGAGTTGTAATTACCATTTGTCGTAAAACATTCCCAGCCTTGCGTGGTACCGCCATGAGGGATTTCTATGAAATTATAGAGCACGAGAATCTATATAATCCAGATAACCATAACAAATCCGAACAGACCTATAGGCTGTACGGGAATTTGATAGAGTTCATAAGCGTTGACCAACCTCAAAAGGTTAGAGGACGTAAACGGGATGTTCTATTTGTAAATGAGGCTAATGAATTGGATCTGGAGGACTGGAGACAATTAATGCTACGTACAACAGGCCGGGCTATAATTGATTTCAACCCGTCCGACGAATATCACTGGATCTACGAGGAGGTGATACCCCGCGAGGATGCGAGTTTCTTTCGCACCACCTACAAGGACAACCCCTATCTCGACCGGGCCACTATCGCAGAGATTGAACGTCTCAAGGATGCGGACCCCAATTATTGGCGCATCTACGGCCTCGGAGAAAGGGGAGTGAATCAGGCGGCGGTCTTCCATTGGGAGGTCGGAGAGATAGCCGGCAAGCGCATCGGGACGGGCCTCGACTTCGGATTCACAAACGACCCCACCGCCGTCATCGACGTATACCAAGACGGCCATACGCTCATACTTCACGAGCGATTGTACTCGACCGGACTCACGAACCCGGACATCTCCGAGGAGCTGAACAAGCTCGACGTCCAGACCATCATCGCAGACTCCGCCGAGCCGAAGAGTATCGAGGAGCTCTTTCGATTGGGGCATAACGTGAAGCCCGCACGCAAGGGACCGGACTCGGTACGGCAAGGCATCGACATCATGCGCCGACATAAGCTGCTTGTCACCGCCGAGAGTACGAACCTGCAGAAGGAGCTTCGGGCGTACCGATGGGAGCAGGATAAGAACGGGCGCAACCTGAACCGACCCGTGGACAAGGACAACCACGGAATCGACGCGGTGCGGTACGTGTGTCTGAACTTGCTGACCACAAACCGCAGCGGCAAATATTTCATAGCGTGAAGAAGACCATCACCATACCGGAGAACCTGTACGACATCACCGTCGACCAGTATCTCCAAGTCAAGGCCATACCCGAAGGGGACGAGATGGAGCAGGTCGTACGGACCATCTGCATCCTGTGCCACCTGGAGCGGGCCGAGGTGATGGCGATGGAACAAAAGGACATCCAGCATATCGGAGGCGTAATA